ATGCGTCGACGCTATTAGCTCCGACCTTTCCGGACTGCCGTTGATCGCGATCCGTGGAACAGGCGCCGATTCTGAGAGGCTCGAGTCCCATCCAGTGCTAGACCTGCTATCCCAGCCATCGACGCGCGTTAGCGCTCAGCTCTGGCGCAAGCAAATGATATGCGACTACGTGCTTACCGGTGATGCGTATAGCTTGATCGCAGGGGAGCGGGAACCGTCCGCACTGCTTCGTCTTATCCCGCAACGGGTGACGGTTAAGCCCTGGTCAGATGGTCAACCGGGATCATACCTCTACGATTCAGGTGGAAAGCAGAGATCATATTCGTGGGACGAGGTTATCCACATCCGGTCTCCGAGTTGGGAAGACGACCCATCAAACCTGTTTGGAACTGGAGCGGTGAGACCGCTCGACCATGACCTAAGGACAGAGCTGGCCAGCATCAAAAGCGCTGAAGAAACGGCCAAGACTGGGCGCCCATCTGGCATCATCAGTCCGTCTGCACCCGATGATTTATGGAGTTCAGAGCAGGTGAAGCGAATCCGGCAAGCATACTCCCAACAGATGTCCGGAAAGAGCGGGGTGCTGATTCTCGGCGGCGCGGCCCGTTTTGATTCGCTCTCACTCACGCCGAGGGATCTGGAGTTCTCGAAGCAGAGGCAGCTAACGAGGGAGGCTACCCTTGCGACGTTCTCTGTGCCTCCTACTCGGGTAGGGTTGCCCACTGCGAACTATGCAACCAGTAGAGAGCAGTCTAAGGTTTTTTGGCAGACCTTACGCTCTCGCGCCACGTTCTTGGACGTAGAGCTGTCCAGGCTCGCTAAGCTCTTTCCTAACTCCGAAGATGTGCGAGTGGTCCACGACTTCTCAGCCGTTGAAGCGTTGCAGGAGAGTCGGAGCGAACGGGTTGATAGAGTTCGGAAGTGGTATGACATGGGGCTCCCGCTTGCGGATGCCGCAGCCTTTGAGGGCTTCGAGGAGCTTCCTACTTTTGATCTACCTGAGGAGCCCGTACCAGAGGCAAGCCAGGAAGAATCCGAGACTTTGCGCGCCCTCTTCAACAGCCCTGTGAACAAGGCGAAGACAGAGCCCCCTAACCTTGAAGCGTTAGAACTGGACGGGCCTCTTCGTTTCTCGACGTGGTTTTCTGACGACGACGATGACGATGGTGGAGAGTGGCGCGCATCCCCCATGCCTGTGACGCGGGAGCAGCGTGTAGAGGTTTGGAAGAGCTATATCCAACGGCTGCACGGTCCGACTGAGCGCGCGATGATGCGGGCCTTCCGGACGTTTCTCAAGAAGCAGTCGAAGCGATACGCTTCAAGGCTTCGGAAGGTCACCCAGAACAAGGGGATCACCAGATCGATATCAGATCAGGATATGGATCTAATCCTTGAAGACCAAGCGGAGCGTATCGCGCTGGCTCAAGCCGCCCGGCCTCTTGTCTCGACCGCCCTGATGACATCGTATCGAACGGCACTGAAGCAAATGGGCGCCGGGGATAAGGTGTTCGATCCTATCCGCCTCGATGATGCGATTAAACGGGGAACGGGGGAGCTGGTGCAGAATGTTTCAGACACCACCAAATCGGCCGTTCGGTTGATCATAAGTGAAGGTTTCGCCGAGTCTGTAACGATCGCCGAAATGCAACGCGCTTTGATGGGCTCGAAGACATTTGATGCAGCCAGAGCGCTACGAATCGCGCGCACAGAGAGCACCCGGAACACAAACCTGGGAGCACTTGCCGCGATGTCGAGCGCTTCAGATTTGGGCATACCAGTTCGGAAGATGTGGATCTCGGCCGGAGATTCAGGAGTGAGGGAGGCTCACCAAGAGCTTGATGGGCAGTACGTGTTTGCCGACGAGGCCTTTAGCTCAACAGCGGGAACCCCCACGCATCCAGGCGGATTCGGCGAGGCGTCCGAGGACATTAATTGCCGTTGCAATTTGATCCCGTTCATAGATGAAGAAGACGCGGCCGACTTCAAGAACGAACGCGATGACATGTGGGCGGCACAAGAGGCGACGCGAGAAACAAACGAATCCATCAGGGATGACTCATGAAAGAACTAAATCCAATCCTGAGAGAGTTCACCGTCGAAGCCAGAGAAGCCGAGAACGGACAGATCACAGTCATCGCAAGCACTCCGGCCGTGGACAGGATGGGGGACATCGTAGAGGCTCCCTGGGATCTATCCAGATTTAAAAGCAACCCGGTGATTCAATGGGCCCACAATTACGAACTGCCCCCAATCGGCCGGGCCACATCGATCGGTGTTGAAGACGGGATCTTGATGGCGACGATCGAATTCGATGAGAGCGAAGAGAATCCACTCGGCAGGACTGTGGCATCCCAGATGCGCCGAGGCTTCTTGAATGCGGTATCAGTTGGATTTCAGCCCAGAGATTCGATCAAGCGCTCAGCTTTGGATGTGGATGATCTCAGATATGCGGATCGAGGTATGGTCTTTCGGAACTCTGAATTGCTAGAGCTCTCCGTTGTGCCCATCCCAGCAAATCCGCAGGCGGTCGCGCTTCGCTCAGCTATCAAAGCAATGGACCCAAGAAGCCCAAGAGAGCGGGCCGTGGATGCCTTAAGCGACCGTGAGACCCGAAACGAGATCGAGGCCATCCTGCTCTCTGAGCCTTCGACTGAAAACAAATCTTCACCGCGCCCGATGGTTAACGAGATCGCTGATGCGATGTCTGACCTGTTTGGGCCTGATCCCCTTTCTTCTGTCTTCGGCCACAGTGGTCGGGACGATTCGCAACCGTAGCCCAAAGGACAAACTGCTATGGACTTTCTAGACAATACACCGGATCTGTCCAGCCCTGACGGGGCTCGGAAAGCTATCCACGACGTACACAAAGCCGCAAAAGAACTTCGCGACGATAATGGCAAACTCCGCGCTAACGTGGAAACGATGGCCACCGACCTCAAGGCCGCACAAAAGGCCCTGACTGAAGCGCGCCTATCCCTGATTGCGCCCGCTCAAGGTGACTCTGAGATGGGTCGCTATATCGAAGGCAAAGGCCTCCGCACCACCGGACGAACCACCGATAAGGGCGTCTATCTTCCAGGCCTTCAGGACGACACCGCTCGTAATGATTGGCAGAAGGAATTCCAGAAAGCCTGTGAGACCTATACGCTTTCAACGGCTGCACAGGGCCGCCCTTGCAAGCGCGCTCTCGGGCACGTTCACCACATCATCGCACAGGCACCCGGAAACATCCGACGCGCTTTCGATTCCCAGAGCGGAAGCGGTGGTGAGTTTATTCCAGCGCCCGTTCTTCCACTTCTTGAGAAAGACGTGATCGTTCGTGGTCAGGTCATGAGCCTGTTCCAAGAGATCGCAGTTTCGTCGAACTCTCAGACCATGCCGGTCATCAGTCAAGGCCTCCGCCCCTATCTCAAGGGAACGGTCACCTCTGATAACCCCGCCCAGTTCGAGGCTTCCAGCCTTGGAACCGCAGCCCGCACCATCGCACCGAAAGGAATGGCCGTTAGGACGGTTCTCTCAGATGATGCGGATTCTGACGCCATCTTCGATATGGTTCCACTTCTTCGCGAGCAGGCTCTGGAGGCGCTTTCTTATGGAATCGACGACGCCTGTGTAAATGGAGATACGACCTCTACACATCAGGACGATCTGGCAAATTGGGATCCGCGTGGTTTGTTTGGAAGTGCCGGCCTTGGAACCAGTATCGACCATAGGCGAGCATGGATCGGACTTCGGGCCCGCGCTTATGACCAAAGTGCAACCGTCGATCGATCTACCTATAGCTTCGCAAACTTCCTTGCTGACTTGGCGGACCTTGCCACTCCTCGCGGAATCGGCGGAACTGAAGGGAACCTAATCTATATGGTTAGCCCGGAGATGTACCTCAGCAATATTGCAGGGCTGGACCAAGTGAGTTTAGTCGCCAATTACGGGCCACAGGCATCGGTGCTAAATGGAGAAATTGCAAAGCTGGGCGGAGCCCGGGTTGTTCTTTCTGACTTCATCACCGCAGACCTGAACGCATCGGGGTTGTACGATAATACGACCAAAACAAAAACCGGCGGCTTGATCTTCAATGCATCCAGGCATAAAATGTTTACGCGTCAAGGCCGACGTCTTGAACTTCAAAGAGACGCAAGCCGTGGGATAACCTCAATTATTACCACGTGGCGCGGGACCTTCATGCCTGTCTCCAGCTCGGCGACCGTCAAGGACGTCATCTGGGAATACAACCTCTCAAGCTAATAGCTAAAGGAATTAAATTATGAGTATTCAAAGCAAGTGCGCCCTACAGGCCGCATTTATTGAAACCACCGCAGGAACCAGTGAGAGTCATTACGTCGTCATGCCTCATCCAGGCGAGTGGCAGATCGACGCCTGTTACTTCACCCCGAACGCCACCGTTTCAGGGCATGCAAGCAACACAGTAACGCTTAGCGCGAAGCAAGGTTCCACGGCCGTTTGCACCGCTATCCTGATCGACGATGGGACTGCGGGAACTGATGGAGTAACCGCAGGAACGAAGCTAACCTTTACCGTTGCATCGGCTGGAGCGTCTCTTGTTTTCGGACAAGGCGACATCTTGCACGTAGCAGCCACAAAGGCAGCGTCGGGAATCAAATGCGTGGGCGATATGACTGTTAGCTTCAAGCAAGTCGTTAGCTAATGAAGGAACGCCCCCAGGACCGGCCTGTGCTGGCTCTGGGGGCCTCCTCTCCTCTCGCGGGAGGCATACCCAGACCCGGGGTTAACAGGGCAATACTTGCGCCGATCAGGCGCTCAGAGATTTCCGGAGAGGTCGAAGATGGCGATAGCGACGGCTGCACAGGTAAGAGTCGGCTTTCTGAGAGTCCTATCAGGGACCGCCGAGGACAGCTTGATCGATACCTTCATCGCAAGGTTTGACGACATCTCCTCGGCTTATTGCGGGTTCCCTGTGAACTCGAACCAGAGCACCTTTGAGAATAATACCTACACCCACTATTTCGACGGCGATGGCTCAGGCGTTCTACAGCTTCGGGTGATTCCTGCGAACACGATCACAAGTGTCCACGTGGATGTAGATAGGGACTATGGAGCATCTTCGCTGGTCGCTTCATCTGATTACACTCTGGACACAGATGAAGGCCTCGTAATCCTGAACACGGATTCAACTCAGGGCGCATTCGATAAAGGATATCGATCTGTAAAAGTGATCTATACCGCAGGTTTCACAACTATCCCTGACGGAATCGTGCACGCATGCGGGATGCAGGTGAGCCACTGGTATCGGAATCGGGATAACATCGGATTTCAAAACGTAAGCCAGCAAGGTGGATCGATAAGGGTAGACGGCCTTCAGCTCTTGGCCTCCACTCGTCAAGCGCTTGCACCGTATAGGCTCGCTGGAGCTATTGGCGGTTTCCTTGGCTGAGCGGACTCTGGACCAATTCGCTAAGGACCTGGACAAGCTAGGTAGCGGAGAGCTTCGCAAACGGATTGAGAAAATACTAGCGGCTATGGCTCAGAGCGGTGAGGGCCTGATGAAGAAGGCCTATACCCGGTCCGGCTTGAAAACAAGAACAGGCGCCCTGATGGGCTCTCTGCGTGCCTCAACCCTTGCAAGCGAGGGGGGACTAGGAATCGCTCTGAGGGCCGGCGGATTGAGTAAAGACGGGAAGTCCATCGCATACGCGGGGACTCAGGAGTTCGGGGCTACCATTACCGGGAACCTCAGGATTCCATTCTCTCTGTTTGGCAAGGGTCCAGCGCTTACAGATCGAGGTGTCGATCGATATCCTCCACCGTTGAGGATTACCGGTGGCGGTTTGTTCTTCAGGAAAGGGCGCGCCCTGTTTCATGAATCAGATCCAGACGGGATCCCGTGGTATATCTTGACGAATAAAGTCAAGATCCCGGCGCGCCCATTCGTCAGGCCCGCTCTTCAAGAGTTCGAGAACATGCTACCGGCAAACCTTCGGAACCTTGTAGAGTCGGCGATCATACAGGTTCCGATGCCAAAGGTTAGAGTCTGATGGGGTGCCGAGTTCGATCGATACTTGCGCAGATTAAATCCGACCTTCAGGGGATTGATGGAACTGGATCGTATAACTTCGACATCTCTGGGTCCAATCAGGTGGTGATGGCTTCAGCCATGAACCCGATCAGGGTGCCATGTGTCTACGTATACGCGGACACAGAGGCTACAGCCCAAACCCCAGGCGTAACCGTTCTCACCCAGTACGATAGGACTCTCACGGTAAACATCATCGGCTACCTATCGAACACGAGCGATAACCCTGAGGAGATGCACCTCAGGACCTGGGATCTTGCATCAGATATCAAGGCCGCGCTCGAAGCAGATCGAAGCCTGACAAGCGGTTCGCCGTTATGTGATGACCTGGAGCTAAGAGTTTCATCTATCGACGGTGAGCAGGTGGGTCGCCCATCGTTAGGGATCGCCGTGGTAGTGTTGACCGTGAAATTC